GGCTAGAGCAACGGTTTTGTAAACCACCGCCTTTATGGCGGTTCTTTTTTTATCTACATCACGAAAGTGGTGTTTTTTAATTTCCACGAGGTTATCAATCGGCTGTCTGATAATCTCGTGCAGAATTAACAAACTGTACTATTACGATTACGTAAGCGACACCGTAAAAGAGCGTACGACGAAAATTATACAAGCGTGACAGATTGCTCAAGGTTCAGGCGTAACACGTGTAGAAGTTAGTATTTTAACAATTTGGTCTAGTGGGTAGCGTCGAGCGGTTTGATAGCCGCTAGCACATTTTTAATTCAGCTGGCGTTCGAGGGTTAAGTTTATTACAACTTTGTAGTTCTTGTTTATTTTTCGAACGCTCAGCGCTGCTCACTACAGGTCTCCCACACCTGCGCTGAAAAGTGGGCAGTATAAAGCAAAAACCGCTCAAAAGAGCGGCTACAAAGCCATTATATCAAATGGCAGATTGAGAGTAAATATGAAAATTAACGTAAAGCAAATTAGAGCAAGTTATCGCTTTGATTTCTTTGATAACGAGTGGTATTGCAACCACGATAACCTAGAAGTAATTCAACCTTGCTGTTCAGGTAAAGAAGCTGAGTGGTGTGGTTGTCAGGGTGAACCTGAGTTTTATTGTCCGAACCCAGATTGTGATGGAATTGAAGACGAAGTTGTAAATATCTGCGCTAGAGAGGAGTTAATACAATGTCTAGCTTAAAAGAAAACAAAAAAGAGAATAAAAAGGAGAAGAAAATGAAAAAACTTAATATCGAAACTATCAAAACTATCATCATTACTATTTTAATTACAGGAATTATCGCTTTTATTGGCGGTATGTACTATCAAAAGCATCAGACTGAACAAGTCAAAGCTGAAGCTGCGACAATCGTTAAGAATGTGAAAGTTGAAGTGTCAAAACAGTAGCGACGGAAAAGCGGCAACCGTTGCTACCTCAAAAAGCCGCAAGGGTTGAAGCCTCGCCTGCACCTCAAAAACCTGCTGTGGAGGCAGGGCGTGTAGGCGGCTGCGACAGGTTTCAACCTTTACTTGAAAAATACAACTGGGACGTGCGAATTATGAAAGCTATTATGCAGGCTGAAAGTTCGTGTAATGAAAACGCAACAGGCGATACGAGCCTGACTTTTACACAAAACGGAAGAACATATGGCTATTCAGTTTCTCTATTTCAGGTACGAATTTTACCTGGACGAGAAGCCTGTGATTCGCACAACCCAGAAATAAACATTGACTGTGCTTATCACGTGTGGAAATCACAAGGATATAAAGCCTGGTCAGTTTACACAAATGGTAGATATTTAAGATTTTTATAGAAAGGAGGTGCGATGAGTGAATTATACAAAGCATTACAAGAGTTTTGGAAAATAACACCACTCGTAAAAGCCTCAAAGGAAAATCCATACTTCAAAAGTAAATACGCAGACTACAACGATGTAGTTAGCGAAACGCGAGAAGACTTAGAGAAATGTGGATTAATGGTTAAACAAACAGTCAGCCATATCGATACTAAAACTGCTATTAGGACGAAGCTTATTCACCTAGAAAGTGGTGAGGTGCTTGAAGATGTTGCACCAGTTGAAAGCGCACCTAACAATCCGCAGACGCAAGGCTCAGGTATTACTTATATGAAAAGATATTCATACATAGCAATGCTTGATTTACTTGTCGATATTGATGATGACGGTAACCTAGAACGCAAGCTCAAAGAAAGAACCGACAAAGAGTCTGCCGATTTAGCTACTGCTGAAAAAGCCTTACGAGCTTGTAAAACTCTAGGTGAATTGAAAGAGAAGTATATTGAGATTCTCAAAGCTAATCCAAAGCTATCGCGTGAGCTTGTCGGCGTTAAAGACGAGATAAAGGCAAAGCTAGGAGGTGATAAATGAAAATCCTAGACCTTGAACAAAGAAGTCAAGAATGGCTTGATTTTCACGAAGGCAGGATTTCGGGATCATCAGCAAAAGATTATTCGTCAGTTCGGTATATACCAAAAACCGAGCTGGTTGAATTCGCTGAAAGTAAAGGCTATGAGTTTCCGAAAAATCTGACAATGGATAATATCAAGGAGATGCTTACTGAAGATGAATTAAATGAACTTTATGCGAATGTTCAAATAAACGATTCAATCTATAAGCTAATTGCTCAGCGAATAGCTAAGCCAATTAATCCAAACGACTACACTTTACCAGAAGGTGCTACTTATTCGGCTATGCTGAGAGGTCAAATCCTAGAAGAGGAAGCTAGAGAATTAATCAGCGAAAAGCTAGGTAAGAAGATTATCCCTGGTCGAGTTTGGCAATCTGAAGAAAACGAATATATGATTTGCTCACCAGATGGCGAGTTTGAAGACGAAACAGAAGCTGTAGAAATCAAATGCTTGGATAGCTGGAAAGTAGTAAAAGCTTACTATGAAAAACATCCACCTTCCGAGTACAAGCCGCAGATTCTTCAGTACTTTGTAGTAAACGACAAATTGAAGAAGCTTTACTTCTGTATCTACTCAGATGTGTTCTCAAATCCAGATTTAGGATTACAGATTTTTGAATTGAATCGAGAAGACTATAAAGAGGAAATCGAAATAGTAAAGCGGGTAGAAAACGCTACTCTTGAGCTAGTAGAAAGAGAAGTCCAAAAATTAATGTTTTAAGGAGGAATATGATAAATAGCGTAACTTTAATCGGTCGAGTAACTCAGGATATAGAAGTTAGAAAAACTAACACTAACAAGTCTGTAGCTTCATTTACTTTAGCAGTCGGTGATAAAAACTCTGAATCAAGTTTCATCAATATGACAGCTTGGAATAAAACAGCTGAGTTATTAGCTCAATACGCACCAAAAGGTAAACAAATTGGTGTAACTGGTCGACTACAAACACGAATCTGGGAAAAAGACGGCGATAAACGTAAAGCGACTGAGGTGATTGTCGAGCAGGTTCAGTTTTTGAGCGACGGCAAGAGTAATAATACCGCACCAGCGAAATCAAGCGAAGACCTTGGCACGCCAGTAAATCTGAACGAAATCCCTTTTTAGGAGGACGAATGGCAAGACGAAAGCGAGTTTATCTGCTCGAAACTGACAATGGGTTTACGATTAGAATTGTAGACCCAGACCTCAGTTTTATGAGGAAGTACAAATGGTCATTTATAGATAATGACTTGGTAGTCTCACGCAGACTTGAAAAGGGGGAAGATGATGGGTTTACAGAAATTGTATCTAGTAAAAAGCGACGATTCAAATCGAAACTTTAGAAAGCGAAAAGATGCACGCCAATTTCAGAAAAAATACGGTGGAACAATTCACAAAATAACAATGATAGATAATTTCATTGTCGAGAGGGTAATGTGATGAAAGATTTATTCAAAAAAGAGCGTGAAGCTTGGATAGAAAATGCTCGTGTAACGGCGAGAAAACTATTGGATAATAAATCTCTGATCACAATTGAAGACGTACTCAAAGAATGTCCTAGACCGCCTTATTTACACAGAAATACAACTGGTAGCATATTCAGATGTGATGATTTTGTGGCTGTCGGTTGGAGAAAAAGTGAACGACCATTGATGAATGGTAGATTTGTCAGAGTCTGGAGAATGCGAGGATAAATGGCGAGTCGAAAACTAATTCAAAAAGCTGATAGGATCTTCTCAAAATATATACGAATGAGAGATTCTGAAGACGGATTCTTTATTTGTTGTTCGTGCGGTCAGAGAAAGCCTTTTGAACAGGCTGACGCTGGACACTTCATAAATAGAAGATGGATGGCTCTCAGATACGATGAGCGAAACGTACACGCTCAATGTCGATCGTGTAATCGATTCGACGAAGGAAATATGATTGGCTACACAAGATTCATGATTAAAACTTACGGCGAAGATATCGTTGACCTGTTGGAAAGTATGAAAAAGCCCTACAAATGGACTGACGGAGAGTTGGAGATCTTAATTAAAGATATAAAGGATAAAACATAATGTACATACTGATTTGGATACTATTTGTAGCACTGATTCTAGGTTTCGTAGCAATATCGGAACATGAAATAGCTAAACAAGATGCAGAATGGATTAAAGAGGAGGAAAAGAAATGGAAAAAGAAGTAATACAACCTTATTACGAAGACGACTATCAATCACTAGACGAGATGAGTACTATCGATCTTCTAGAGATGAAGGATGCAGCTCTAGAAGAATTAAACGAACGAGAACATATTATTCACCGAATTAATCAAATATTAGACAGTCGTATCGAAGGTGAACGACCTAAGCTATTTTAAGGAAAAGATATGAAATACAAGCTTCTAAAAGATACGCCTACAATCAAAGCTGGAACTATATTTGAAAAAGTCGTTCGTGGTGTTGATGGAATAAAAGGGTCAGCTGTAGTTGTACCAATCGGAGCCAACACAGATTTTCAGTGGACTATTAAAGATATAGATAACTTTGACGAGTGGTTTGAGGAGATTACAGACAGTATTTACTGGAAGCCTAAATGGGGTGATAAATATTACCACATTAATTATACGGGTTATGTGAGCCTAACTACTTGGGAGGACGATAGTGCAGACGCTAATCGTCTAGATTTGGGCTTTGTCTACCCTACCGAAGAAGCATGCAGGAAAGCCCGAGAACGAAGATTAGCTAAAGTCAGATTACAACGAAGCTCGACCTTTAAGCCAGACTTTGAGAATGGAAATGGCGGCTGGCTTGTCTTTTATAACTATAAACATAGAAAATTAGACACTGTGCCAGACTTTAGCATTAATAGTGGCGAACCTGTACGTTACAAAACTATAGAAGACGCTAAAAGGTCTATTGAGGAAAACCGAGAAGATTGGATGATTTATTTTGGAGTAAAGGAAAGAGAGGATTAATACTATTTCAGGAACAAAGGCTGGAGGCTTAAAAGCCGCTCAGAAAAACTTATCAAGCAATCCTAACTTCTACGCAGAAATCGGACGAAAGGGTGGCTCTGCTACTTTTGCAAGCCACGGAACTTGTAAGGGATTTGCACAAGATATTGAATGCGATTGCGACTTAATCGACGGTCCTCACTTTGTAAAAAAGTGCGCAGGCAAAAAAGGCGGTCGCATAAGCAAACGAAGATAACAGAAAGGAGTTTTTGTGTGGAGATTATGGCATAAATTATTCGGTTGGGATTACATTCAATGGAATCTAGGTACGCACGGAATTAGACGAATACGAGTAGCCCCGAATGGACTTGTCTATTTTATGTGTCTTGGTGAGATTATTAATCTAGCCGAACCAAGATACCATAAAATTATGTACTTGACTTGCTCGAAAGATAAATACCTCAAGTAAACGGGTACAGATTGTACCCAGTTGAAACCATTTTGAGGACTTTCTCAAAATGAGTTAGAACATTAACATCAACCGTAGAACTGGACAGATGATATGCACTAGGGATGCTCTTTTCGGTCCCGTTGAAGTGAAACGTTGCTCGGCGTTCTAGGGAGCTATGCGACGTGTATCGTCTGTTCAACTGGCGGCATAATCTGAGGAATAAAGCTGGGTTCCCGAACGGGAGTAAGTCCACAAGACGAGAATTCCTTTGCTCCGTGATTGTGCTGTCAACTGGACAGATGACCATTTTGCCCACCCGGGTCGTCTGTTCAACTGGCGACATCAACCTTAAAGTAATTAACTAATGATATACACTTTGGTGTCGCCTTGCCCCAGTTCTGCGGTTGAAATCAGTAACTACAAATAAACGAGAATAGAATAACAGAGGTGAGAATGAAAACTGATTATAGGTTCCCGGATAAAGGAACGATATTTTTTACAGTGGTTCTAACGGTCCTTGGAATTGCATTTATAATACTTGTAGCTATTAATGGAAATAAATCAATCATGCGAAGTATTGAATTAGAGGACACTGGAGCTCGCTGTAAATCGGCGGGTGGCGAAATGGGCTACTCAAAATGTTATAAGGACGGAAAGGAAATCTAATGCGTGAAATAAAGTTCAGGGTTTGGAATACCTTACTAAAGAAATATCTTCCAGATAATTCAGTGTGTATCTTGCCAGACGGAGATATGGTACTCTACAATCTTCTTTCTATGCTTAATGTATATAAAAATCCTTCCGATATACTGGAAGGTGAAGATATTATAGAACGATGGACAGGACTAAAAGACAAAAATGGTAAAGATATTTATGAGGGTGATATCTGCTCTTTCACTAGCAAAACTGGCAAACATATAGGTGTAGTAGAGTGGTTAGACAATTTAGCTGGTTTCGGATTACGAATGGTCAAAAACAATTTCCGATACACTTTCTCCGGGCTTGATACTATGGGGGTTAATCTTGATACGTTGAAAGTTATCGGTAATATTCACGAAAACCCTGAACTAGTGGAGGAGAAGTAAATATGGAGAACAAAATTAGACGCACTTGAGTGAAACGAGAAATATGATATGTTATAATCAAAACATAAACATAATAAAAACAAAAAAGGGAAATATGCCAAGTATAACTGTAGATTTCAAAAAAAGCAGTCATGATATAGATGTTGACACGTATATCGCTACACTTCGCTCTTTGTCTATTATCGCAAAAGAAGTCAATTATAAGATTAATAATCGTACCGATATACAGCTTAATATTGTTGCACAGAAAGAAGGAAGTTTTGAAGCTGTTATAGAATTTATATGCACAGCTGGTCCGATTGCTATTCAGACTACTCAAGAAATCTTATCTACAATCAACACTATTATTGAGCTGTATAAAATTAAAAAGACTTTGAGAGATACGAGTGATGCTAAAGTTGTCCAACAAGAAGATAACAAGGTTCAGGTTATAAATAACTTTGGCACTATGTTTGTCAATCAACCAACATACGTTATCTATAATGAGAATCAAACAGTTCAGGACGCTTTGGCTAGTACATTCTCAAAGACGTCAAAAGACGATTCAGTGAACGGGTTGGTGTTTAACTCATCGTCTAACGATAGCGTAGAGGTCGATCGTAGTGAGTTTGAGCCTCTGTCTCGAAAAATGACTGTTCAATCAAAAGATGCAGAGGACGAAGTAGTACCAGCTACTCTTGTGGTAGTAAAGCCAGTATTAGATAAATCGAATAATAAATGGACGTTCTTTAAGGGTACAGAGAAAATACAGGCAGATATCCAAGATAGTGATTTCTTGGATACTGTAGCCAGCGGAAAATGCAGTTTTACGGCAGGAGATCGTCTTATGGTAGAGCTGCGTATTCAGAATAAATATGATGAGCAATTTCGTATGTATATACCAAAGAAGTATTCTGTACTTAAAGTCAAAGACCACATTACAGGAGACGAAGCGGTACAGATGGATATGTTGCAGTAAACTCTAGACAATCTGTCTATATAATAATATAATTAAATTAACACGGAACTACTTGCTCCGTGTTTTTTTATTTCTTTAACAATTGGGAGTTACTAGGTGGCGAAAGTGACTAGAAGAATAGACTATATACCGATACGCGAAGTATCTAATTTAACGGTCATATTCTACAGTCATGAAGCTATTTATGTATGCGATAGAGAATGTGTGTATGTATTTCATCGTTGGTTCGTCTACGATAGAACTTCATATAGTCGCAGTTTCTCTCCTTTTCGTAGGTTTCTAATGGAACGAAAGAAAATAACCATCCAGGAAGTCTTCGAAAGGGCGAATAAATACGATTTAGCTATTCAAAAAGCAAGAGGGTTGCCTGATTTAACTAATAAAAAAGTGAGGTTTGTGCGATGAAAGTTATTAAAGTCTATCAAAAAGAATGTGCAAGTTGCGGTCATTACAAAGCGCAGATGGAACACCTTGAGGAATATGCTATGAATAATGGATATGTAGTTCAAGTCATCCGAACACCTCTAAGTGAAAGTTTTTATAAAGAAGCGGCTGTCTGGAAGTTACCACAACCTTTTTGCGTTATTGACAATAAAGCCTACCCGTTAGGAAAACTACCAGGAGATAAAGAATGATAACTCTAGCTGGATTTACCATTGCTTATTTATTAACTGCTACGTCAGGTCCGTTTGATATATTTAGTAAATTACGATCAGTACTGCTGAAGAAAACGCGTGTTTTAGAGTGCATGGTTTGTACTGGTGTGTGGACGACAGTATTTACGTGGGCGTTATCAATGGCTGGGTTTAGCTATTTGTTGAAGCCGATTTCGGCAATAGGTTTAGTAATTATTATAGTGGAGGTAATAAAATGACGGCTGAAAAGATATCTCGTCAATATGTTAACTTGTCAAAAATCAAGTCAAATCCAAATAATCCAAGAATTATTAAGGACGACGCATTCAAGAAGCTTGTTCAATCTCTGAAAGATTTTCCAGAAATGATTGAGGCGCGTGAAATTGTCGTGAATAAGGACATGATGATACTTGGTGGTAATATGCGCTATCGTGCAGCTAAAGAAGCTGGCTTAACAACAATACCTGTAAAGATTGTAGACTGGAGTGATGAGAAGCAGCGCGAATTTGTCATTAAAGACAATGTCAGTGGCGGTGATTGGGATTATGATTTGTTAGCAAATGAGTGGGATGGAGAGCAGCTGGATGCGTGGGGGTTAGACTTGCCTGTCGTGCTCAATGATGTAGACATCACAGAAGACACTCCACCGCCAGTAGAAGATGATTCTCCTGCTGTTTCTGAGGCTGGAAAAGCATATCGTCTAGGTCGACACATTTTATACTGTGGTTCGTTTATGGATATGGATAGATTTTTCGAAAGTCCCGCTACGGCGTGCGTAACAGATCCTCCGTACGGAATTGGATATATCGGGGGTGCGAAGGCACGCAGAAAGAAGATTGCCAACGACAAAATGTCTGATGATGATTTTCGTAAATTCTTAGACGACGTAGCTAGTAGTATTAGTCGTAATGTTTCGGGGGGGGTATTGGCGTTTATGTCCCCTCTTAAACTAGATGATTTTCGCACCAGTTTGGAGCTTGCTGGGTTGGTATGGAGGAGTTATATTATTTGGGTGAAGAACAGGTTTACTCTTGGAGGGTCAGACTTCCAGCACCAATTCGAGCCGATACTCTATCATGTATCGGATGGAAAGTATGACGCAGAAAGCGGTGACGAATCTGCTGCCGAAATGGCTATATACGGAGATATCAACGGTCGTAGGACATGGAACGGTGGGCGATCTCAGTCTGACGTGTGGTTTTTTGCTAACCCAAGTAAAAGTAAAGACCACCCAACCATGAAGCCTGTTGGGCTAATGGCGAAAGCTATCCTATCCATATCGAAAGCCAAAGATGTTATTTATGAACCTTTCGCAGGCAGTGGATCAACTCTGATTGCTTGTGAACAGACAGACAGAACCTGCGTGGCTTCAGAATTAGAGCCAGCCTATGTTGATGTTGTAAGAAAGCGGTGGCACAAGATAATTACCGGCTCCGAGGAGGGCTGGGAAGAAGCTACGCCAGAGATTGAATTGTAAAAAAGGAAAGAGAGGAATAGTATGATTGAAAAAGTAAACCCTACACACCCCGATAAAGTAGCAGACAGAATAGCTGGTGCAATAGTCGACTTGGCGTATCAGAAGGCAGAGAACCCGAAGATTGCAGTTGAAGTGCTAATTGGTCACAAAAAGGCTTTTATTGTTATTGAATCGAACGTTAACATCAGCAACGAAAGTATTCATGGCATTGTATACAGATTGTCAGAGATTTCATCCGTGGAGGTTATTAGTGTAGCTCAGGATGCTGAACTAGCGCGTAACCAACATGAGAAGTTGCGTGCGGGCGATAATGGGATATTCAAGGGGATTCCAACGAACTCTGTCGTAAAAGAGCTCTCTGATCTTGTTAAAAAGTTATTTAATGATTATCCGACTGATGGTAAGTATATTCTCGACGATGGTCGGTTGATAGTCTGCCAGTCGCATGCCTCATCAGCAGATTTGAGAGAACGGCTACAGGCACAATATACAAACCTAGTCATAAATCCTCTCGGAGACTGGACTGGAGGACTAGATGTTGATACTGGTGCTACAAATAGAAAGCTCGGAAGCGATATGGGCGAAGCCGTAACTGGTGGTGGCTTGCATGGCAAGGATTTAAGCAAGGCAGATGTGGCTGTAAACATTTACGCATATCTGAAGGCTCAGCAGACGGGCGAAGTAGTAAATATTAGTTGTGCTATAGGCGACGAGATGGTTGATGGGCTACCCTATTCTGAAATAGTTGAAATTGCTAGAAAGTACATTGAAGGCGTTGGTGGTTTTGAGAAGTTCGCCGAATGGGGACTTGTGTAGGCAATAAGGAGGAATGATATGACAGCAGAAGCCCCTAGAAAGCAACGCAAACCCTCGGTTGGTAGAAATGGAGTTCCAACGCCACCAGGATTTGAAGCACACCCAGAACGTCGTCATAATGGCGCCTGGAAGAAAACAGAAACAGCACGATATAAACTCGAGCAGATGATAAAGCTCACAGAAGAAGAACTGCGTAAAGTCGCTGAAGACGAGAATAAGAGTCTGTTCGAGCGTAAATTGGCTATAGCTATAAGAAAAGCTCAGTGGAAAGAGATTGAGGCGATGATTAACCAGGTTTATGGCACGCCAAAACAAACCATCGAGCAGACTAATATTGAAGCGCCAAAACCGCTAGAGGATTTATCAAAGAAAGAGTAGCGTGTTTGGCAAGACCTCCACTTATCATAAGATAAAGCGGCTCAACAAACGTATCCGCATTGTTCAAGGTGGTACAAGTGCTGGCAAGACAATAGCTATACTATTATTGTTACTTGAGTATGCTACGAAAAACCCAGACAAGATAATAACCATCGCGAGTATCAACCTGCCTCATCTTAAGCGAGGTGCATTGCGAGACTTCAAGAATATACTCACAGCTAACAATTATTGGCAGTATTATAGAATCAAAGAGAACAAATCAGATTACACATTTACTTTATTTAATGGAACGATGTTTGAGTTCGTATCCCTTGATGACGACAAAGCTAGAGGTCCTAGACGAGATGTACTATTTATCAATGAGGCTAACTTAATCAGAGAAGATGCATTCAATCAGCTAGAAGTTCGTACACGAGAATTCATTTATCTTGACTACAACCCAACGGCTGAATACTGGGCGCATGAACTAGTAGGACGTGATGATGTCGATTTCGTTATCGTAACCTATAAAGATAATGAAGCTCTTGAAGATAGTATCATTGCGACAATCGAAAGGCGTCGCTCTAATAAGAACTGGTGGAAAGTCTATGGCGAGGGACAGATTGGTGAATTGGAAGGTCTAGTATTTCATGGCTGGAAAGTTATTGAGGAAGTACCGACTCATGCTGAACTAATAGGTTACGGACTAGACTTCGGCTTTACGAATGACCCAACAGCGCTTGTTTGTGTTTATCGAGAAGCTGACGGATATATTCTTGATGAGAAGCTTTACAGCACAGGTTTGTTTAATAAGGATATCTCAGAGGTTATTCATAGAGAAGGACTGGCTGGTGTGCTGGGAGTTGCAGATAGTGCCGCACCTAAAGATATTGCTGAGCTTGTCGAGCTGGGCTGTACGGTTAAGGGAGTGACTAAGACTAGCGGTGATGCTAAGCAAACTTATAGACAATGGAGCGTTAATAAGATGAGCGAGCTTAATATTAAATACACAAAGAACTCAACCAATCTACAGAAAGAATATTTAAGATATATGTGGGCAACTGATCGGTCAGGCAAAAGTCTGAACGTACCACAAGACGGTGATGACCACGCCTTAGATGCCGCTAGGTATAGGCTTACCGAGATGTTTATCCCACAGATAGAGTACGGTGGCGTACGATAGGTAACGATAATAGTATTATGAATTTATTGTCACTTTTTAAGCCAAAATCTCAAGTAAAGGTTGAGGGCATTTCTTCGTTAGCTAATTTTAATACAGGAGACTGGTATAGCAGGTATTGTGCAAGTAAATACGATTCTGCCTACCCAAATATTCAAGCGATTGCTAATGAGTTTATCACTATTATGCCAAAAGTCATCGACTCGAATGGCAAGACCGTACAGAACAACCCAGTTCTTAATGCTCTCTATCGCCCTAATCGTGTTGATGATTTCGTTTCATTCAGCGAGAAGCTTATTGTTTCTACTTTAGTAAATCGAAATACTTTTATTTTGGTTTGGGCAAAAGAGAACGGTAAAGCTGTAAAGACTACGAATTATGGATTCAAAGGTCAGAACATTGCTGGATTCACGTTCTTAGAGCATCCAAGTATTACACGCCGTGACAATAAGACCTACTATCAAGTAGGGGCTGAGACTTTTACTGAAGATCAAGTCATTGTAATCTCTGGAGGTGTTGACCCAAGTAACTTATATGCTGGATACTCGCCAACTGAAGCAGCCACCCAATGGATTACACTAGACGATTATATTGCTGACTTCCAACGTGGTTTCTTCGAGAATAACGCAATTCCTGCTGGTATGTTTGTCATTGCGGCTCGTACTGCTCGTGAATATAATGATATGGTTGACCTGTTGGAGTCTCGACACCGTGGAGCTGGTAAAAATGGTAACGTTACATACTCTCACCGTCCAATCGACCCGACAACGAATAAGCCTGCTGAAGCACAGATTCAGTGGATACCATATGCACAATCTCAAAAAGATATTGATTTTGCAGCTGTGTTTGAACAGGCAAACAAGCGAATCGATATGGCGTATGGTGTTAGTCAGATTATTAAAGGCGTTGACGACCAAGCTAAATACTCAAATGCTGACGTTTCTGAGCGTGGTTTTGCTAAGCGTGTTGTTTATCCACGAGCGCTTAAAATTTACTCTCGTTTAACGCATGAACTCAATCGAATCACTGGCGGTATCGGTGTTGCTATTACATTTGATTATGAAATCCCAGAGATTGCTGACCGCAAAAAGGTTGAAGCAGAAGTGATGGCAACTAACACAGATACTATATTAAAACTGGTTGATAAAGGCTATGAACTAGATTCAGTTATCGACGCACTCAAACTACCACAGAACTACAAACTTCTCAAACTGGGTGAAAATAACACTACTGAAATAGAAAACGACAAGCCTCAAGTTGACGAGGGCGGCGAAGTGGAGAAAGCCCCAGACCCACGCACAGTAGGCGCGCTTAAAGCCGAAGCCTCTGAGTACGACAAGCTGTATAATATTGCGAAGAGTTTTATGCAGAGCCGTGTTGATCAAGCTATTCAAGAACTTGGCACTCAAAACGAAGCTGAAGACGACAAGCTGGAACGTTTTATAGAAGACTCATTAGCGTTAATCACTCTATTGCTTATCTCTAGTGGTACAGATCAATACAAAAAAGGCTTAGACATGGTTAAGAGCGCAGGATTAGACACTGAAAGTACTGACGAGTTTGTCCTATCTGACACTGCTAGAGCAGATTACCGCTCACATCTTACACGAGTAGCTAAATCATACGATGACGAAACCAAAAAGGTCATCAACGATACGTTAGAGCGATCACGTCTTGATAATTTAAGTGAGAGCCAGACAAGAGACTTACTGAGAGATATCATGAACACTGACGAATACAGAGTTGCTCGATTAGCTCGCACTGAAATACAGCGCTCTGAGAGTGTTGGCGATGTAGAGGCTATGAAACAGCTCGAAGCTGAAACAGGGGCAGAAATTGAAAAGACTATAAATCATCCAGTCGGCGCACATTGCCCAGAGTGTCGGGCGTTAGAAGGAGTTTGGAAGCCTGTTGCTCAACCGATGATTAAGCTTAATGAAGCAATAGAAACAGACAGCGGTACATGGATAAATGATTATGAAGAAAATGTTGGCGGTCCTATTCACCCTAATTGTGGCGGACGCCCAAAATTCAGGATTAAGCAATGATAAAGATAAACTGTAAGTATTGTGGTAGATATTTGTTTGAAGCTGTTGCTTCTACTGCTATACAGGGTTTAATTTGTCCAAACTCTAAATGCAAAGCGAAATTGAATATTAAAGTTCTATTCGCGACTGACTGTTCTGACAAGATAAAACAGCTTGTCTTCACTGAAGATGAGAAGCTGCCTCGCACTCACGATAGCACCTCAGAATGAAATTAAGGCAATGCTCATTTGAGCGCCGAATAATAACCTTAAAAAGGAACGCTAATGGATAAATTCTGGAAGTGGGCGAAAGCTGAAGCCTCAAACGAGTTAATTATCAATGGCACTATTGCTAGTGAGAGTTGGCTCGAGGACGACGTTACGCCAAAACTTTTCAAAGAGGAATTAGCTGCGCGTACGGGCGACATTACAGTGAGGATTAACAGTCCTGGGGGTGATGTGTTCGCTGGTGTATCGATTTACAATATGCTCCGTGAATATAACGGACGTGTTGTAGTAAAGGTCGATGGACTAGCCGCGTCTATAGCGTCTCTCATAGCAATGGCTGGCGACGAAATCGTTATGCTACCTGGTGCAATGATGATGGTTCACAAGCCGTGGACAATCGCGTCAGGCAACGCAGACGAGCTAGGACGAGCTGTTGAGATGTTAGAGAAGACTTGCGAGAGTATGATTCCAGTTTATGCAAGCCGAACAGGACTATCTGAAGAAAAGATAGAAGAACTGTTGGCTGCTGAGACGTGGATGACTGCCGCTGAAGCTGTAGAACTTGGGTTTGCAACCGAAGCAGTAGAAGCGAAAACAAGCTTGTCTGACGCTATGAAAGCTGCCGCTAGCTATACCTCAATTGTGAAAGACGCATGCTTGGCACCAGCAATGGCAATCGCTACACGAGTAAAAAGCGAAGAGACCGAAAAGGTCGAAGAAACTACTGACGATACACCTGAGACGCCAGTAGAAGATAATTCAGGTAAAGAAGAGGAGAAAGAAATGAACGAGGAAATCGCAAAGGCTCAAATCATCGAGCCAAAAGAACAAGCAGAGGTTACGACAACCCCTACTGTTAATGACTATCTAAAAACTCAAGCATCAGTACGAGATTTTACACAAGTATTGATGGCAAACGCTGGTCGTACTTTTAATGACGTTAAGAGCGCTTGGCAAGATGTTTTGGTTAAAAATAACTTGACCGACAAAGAGTTTTTCAAACTACCAGAGCCAGTCGTTTCTGCTATTGAAGACGCTGTAACATCAGGTGAAATCTTCAGCAAATTGAACAAGACTGGTTTGGATGTATTCAAGGTTACTTGGGACAAATCCGACGTCGAAGGTGATACTAGCCGTGCAGGCGGACACAAGAAAGGCGAAAAGAAAGACCAACAGGTCATTGACTTTGAAAGCCGTACGATTCGCGCTGGTGTGATCTACAAGTACTTGGTATTAGACAAACAAACTATCCGTGAGAACAAATCAACGGGCGCATTGATGAAGTATGTTCTTAACGAATTGCCTACCCGAATTATTCGCGAAGTTGAGCGTGCTGCTGTTATCGGTGACGGTCGTGAAACTAACGACAAGCGCAAGATTACGTCATTCACTTCTATTAAGTCAGACGTTAAGGCAAAGAATACCTTCGGTGATGAGTTGACTATCGCAGCTGGTATGAGCCGCGCTGAAGCTGTAGCCCGAGCTAAGGACATGATCCGTACTGACGGTGAGATTGTTCTTATCGCTAAGAAAGGCTTTGCAACAAGCGCACGCTTTGAAAAGGGCGCTGACGGTAAATACCTGTTCCAGATTGGCGCAAAGGCTGAAGACGTATTAGACACAGCTACTATTATTGAGCCAACATGGTTTACTGATGCAACTGACCCAGACTACGACGCATACGTTGTTGTGCTTGGTGCGTACAAGACGGTTGGTGATACTTCTGTAGAAGCCTTCACTAACTTTAAGCTTGAGACCAACGAAGAAGAGTTCTTGCAAGAGCTTTACATCGGTGGTGGCTTGTCTGGCTTGAAATCAGCAATCGGTTTGAAGAAAGCTTAACGGAAAGGGAGCGTTGAGATATGCAATACAATTTGACTAAAGAACAAGTTGAGGGCTATTTACGACGCTCCCTAACTCCATTTGAAAGCGACAACTTTGATAACCTATTGCGGATAGCTATCAGTAAGCTTGAAGCGTTGATTTGTAGTAAGGTCGGCTATATAGAAGAAGAGCGAACTTTTCAGGGTAGAGACGGGATGAGGTCTGTGTTTATTGGTCTTTGTTCCGAAATTAAATCTGTTAAAGTAAACTCTAACTCAGTCGACTTTGCTACTTATCTAGGAGATAACGCTAGTCAGCTTTGTGACAACATAGTACTGAATAAGCCCACAAGACATACTGACGTAATAACTGTTCATGGTGGATTTGGTTTGAAAGTAATTCCCGAAGAACTAGCTCAAGTTATATCTGAACTGTTTGCTGTAAAACTTGCTGGAGGGGATAAGATTACTTCTAAAAAGGTCGAAGACTTCAGTATTACTTACGATAAGACGAGCGAGACTGACAGAATTATCGAAAGCTATAAGTCAATACTTGATAAATACAGTCAATGTAGTCAAATCACATTACGTTCAGGAGAGATAAGAAATGACCGTATTCGATGTGTTTAAGTCGACTCCTTACATTTTTTTGGAGATTACCAAAGGAACGGTGCGTGGCGACCTTATAAAACACCACACAGGTTTGTCTGGTGTCTTTAAGCAGCGTAGTGGGGTTACGGCATCAAACAACATTCAAGTAACTGATTCGACCGCGACACTGCATGTAAAGCCTGTCGATTTTATAGACTTTACAAGCACTAACATGTTTGTAGGTCATGGCGTTCAAGTCAATGGAGTTTCTTATCAAATTGTAGGTGCGACTGCTGGCATGAATTTCGATACTGACACATTAGAGCATTACACTCTAACTCTGGAGCGTGCAGACTATGGAGGCTATAGTGAAGCTCAAGAATAATATTGATGCTTGGCAGAGAATTCAAGCAGTGAATGCTAAAAACAAGAGAAAGGGTATTGCTCAGGCTATAATGTCACGAGCGCAGATGCTAGCACCAGTTGACACTGGAGCGCTAAAACAGAGCGTACGACTTGTTGATAATGGTGATACTACAAGTGTTGTATTCGGTGGCGGTGATGTTCCATATGCAAAGCGTCGCCACTATGAAAATAAAAAGAACCCACAAACGTTGAATTATCTAGAAAAAGCAGGCGAGAGCGTAAAGAAACAAGTTGATTTTAAGGGAGGTCTTCGATGAAAGTATTTTCACTATCGCTTCTTAAATATCTAGAAAACAACGAATTCGGTGAAATTGATAAAGATTTATTCTGGAATAAGCTCACTCTCGACAGGAAAGGCGTTTATATCTCTGATATAGGCGGCAACCAGTCGAGAGGCGTTCGTCCTACATACTCATTTGAACTTTATTCACGAGGGAAAGATGATTTGGACGGATATAAGAGATTGGCTAGAATATCTGAATTTCTATCTAATAAGCTCGGCGTGAGTATATCTCTACCTGAGACCAGTTACACAGACGAAGGCTTTGATTGTGTGGTTTTTGAATCAATATCAATGCCGACATCTGTCGAAAAGGACACTCAAGGCAGAATGATTTACGCAATAACGGGGCTTGCAAGAGTTAACTAAAAGGAGGAAATATGAACGTAGAAGAGTTCAAAAAAGCACTAGCAAAGCAGAATGGACCAAAAGAAGTCTATCTAGGTCAGCTAGTAATCCCACAGGATATGCTGGGAGATATCGCCGTTAAATATGAAGGCGGCACAACAGAAACTGAAACTCAAGGCGGTACTATTCGCCGTCCAAGCGGTCGAGCTGACACATCAGAAGTAACACTGACTCTTTATTTGGCTGGTCCAGAAAGTGTCAAGGCTGTTTACGCTGGACTATATGAGGCGGCATCAGGCACAAAACAGACAGTTGGAAGCGTAACCTGGGGCGCTGGAGCTTGTGCAAGTTCTGCAACTACCGTTCCATTGCACATTCACCCAGTATGTGAAGCTAATGACGACTTTGACGTTCACGTATATAGCGTAACGCTACCAGACAGCTTCGATACTACATTTTCAGCTAGTGGAGACGATTCAACTCTAGAACTAACATTCCAGATGAACCGCACAGCTAAGGGCTTCTTCCGCTATGGACCAGGTATCAAAGATAAAAAGGGTAAATACGACCCTCAAACCCAGACAGTGAAACCACTTGAATAGTAAGCTAACTGTGTATAAGAATACCGCTCGTTTGAGCGGTATTTTATTATCTAATATTTCTTGCGACAGTCTAGTTTCGTATCTTTTTCAACCACATATGCAGCATTGAAATGAACTCGCGGAATGACTACTTGGTATTTTTTTGTAGAATTTGCTGGGACTTTATCAAATGAGTATTCTTTAGTGACTGTAGGATTTGTTTTGTCTGAAGGCTGTAGAGTAATTTTACATGTTGCATTCATGTCTTTGTTTGATGAGTTTGTTAGCTCGAAGTTAGTAACCATATTAGCGACGTCGTATTGTTCTGCGAGTGCGGAAGCCGTGCCTGTTATTTTCCCAGATTGAGAGTCTAGAGCTTGCATTAAAACACCTGCTATGAGCATAGCCAGAAGTGCAAGACCGATAATTTTAGGTATCATTTTTACACCTTTAGGCTGATATTTCCAGTTCAGGTCTTGTGAGAGTTTCTTATATCTCTTATTGTAAGTTTTTTGGTCGAGCGTTCCGTTGTCAAGCTGCTTTCTTAATGAATGTAGCTTGTCGGCGTCCTCTTGCGACAATTTTTTAATAATTTTTTCGTCCATTTATACATGCCTCATTGAAATTTAATTTAATGATTATACATTATCACATCTTGCGCCAAAAGTCCCTATACTCACGATAAAACTTCAAAATTATAAGATGAAAGGGTAAATAATATGACAATTAAATTAAATCTATCAAAATATCAAGGTTATAAAGAGGTTGATTTTGGTGAACCATACGGAGTATTAAAAGTACGTCCGCTAGGTTCAAATGAAAGCCTAGAGATTAATAAGATTACACGATTATCTGTCAAAGCTATAAATGAGCTAATGGCACTACAGGCAGAAATCCAGAAGATTGACAGGTCAAAAATCAAAGACGACGACAAGAGCGTTGTTGAGAAAGTAGACCGTGGGAATAAGCTTTTAGCAGAACGTGAAGAGCTTGCAAAAAAAGAGATTGAGATTTATGCTGGCTGTTTCGATGACTCTAAAAAAGCAATGGAAATGCTAGGTAGCTTGTCTAGTTTAGCTATTCAAGATTTGTTCAATGACATTTTTTCTAACCGAGAAAGTAGGCGTAAATAGTGGCAGTAGTCAACTTAAAAGATTTGCTCACACCTGAAGAAAAGGCACGTGTTGAGCAGCGGTACAAGGAGCGCACTACACGGCAAGCCACTGGAGCGAAAGTCGCACCTGAGATGTGGATTATCGCTAAATTAGGTGTATATCTCGGCTGGGGTGCAGTCGAAGCAGTGAAGCGTGGGTATATCGAATCATTCGAGAAGAATGGTGACAGTTTTGAGAAAGTATTAGTTCCGTTCACCCTTGATGAAGCTTTGATGCTAATTGATGCTGCTGATGCTGTACATAACCAAATGACTGCTAAGAATCAATCAGCAACTTATTACGCGACTGCTGGTGCGTTTTCCAAAGAGGGTTTTAGCGCGTTAGAGAAAGATTTGAAGAAGAGGTCGGAGATAGCATTCGATGAGTAACGTTGGCGAGATTTCATATGATGTCAGACTAGCTTTAGACAAGCTAGATGCTGATATTGGTTCTGTGAAATCAAAGCTTGACAGTCTTAAGAAGGATGGCTCCAATTTAGAAAAAGGTCTGGCTGTAGGCGCGAGTGCCGCCGCCTCAATGTTGCTTTTAGATAAAGCCATAGGACTTGTCTCAAGCTCAATTGGTGGAGCTGTAAGGCGTGTAGACACACTGAATAACGCCGCTCGCGTGTTCCGAGCAATGGGACAATCTGGCGAGCAGGTTTCCGCATCAATGAAGCAGCTTGAGGCTGATATTAAAGGGCTACCTACATCTCTTGACGAAGCCGTAAGAGGCGTGCAGCGTCTTGTCGCTGTTTCTGGTTCAATGGTTGCTGGAGAGCAAGCGTTTAAGGCTATAAATGACGCTATTCTAGCATTCGGCGGCACTAGTGCTATGGTGGACAATGCTATAACACAGCTCTCGCAGGATTTTGGACGTGGCGCTGTTCAAGCTCAGACGTTTAATTCATTATTGAACTCAGGTATGACGCCTGTTTTACAGGCAGTCGCAAAAGAGATGGGCATTACTATGGGCGCGCTCAAAGAAATGGGCAGCGAGGGCAAGTTATCCGCCGAACAACTCACTCAAAAGCTTATAGAGCTGGACCATAATGGAGGTGGAGGTCTTGAATCTCTTGATTCAATGGCAGAAAAAGCGACTGGCGGTCTTCAGACCTCATTCACGAATATGCAAACTGCTGTTGCTCGAGGAATGGCTAACCTTATCCAAGGCCTGGGAGCAAGCAATATTGGAGCAATTTTAGCTGGAGTTGGTGCAGGAATAGAGACCGTGTTAAACGCAGTAGGAGGACTAGCTGGTGCTGTTGGTGCGTTATTAGCACCATTTAGCGGTGTTATTCAAGTAGCAGGCTCGGGGATTGCGACATTCGCACTTGTTGCTGGCGGATTATTTGTATTGCAAAAAGGATTTCTACTAGCTCGAGCGGCTATGATAGCATTTTCAAGCCACCCAATTATAGCAGTACTGTCTGCAATAGCTGCAGGTGCGGTGATGGCAGCACAAGCATTTGGAATGCTTGGTTCTGCAGCTGGTGGTAGTGGAGAGAGTGCTGAGAGTCTGAAATCTCAATTGGCGAGTGTTGATGCTCAAATTGCATTATTGGAGAAATCTGCTGGCGGTTCATCTAAGGGTATGGACAAGGCGGCAAAGTCTGCTAAAAAACTTACTAAAGAGTTAGACAAACTAGAAGCTCAGGCAGCTAAAATATGGCGAGATTATAGCCGAGACTTAAATGACATCCGTGTCAAACATGAAGACACAATTAAGGACCTAACTAAACAAATCGCTGAAGAAAATGCCAACTATGACGCTGAAATAGCCAAACGCTCTGCCTCATTTAGGAAATCTCAAGTCGAGGAGATTAGAGAGCATGAAAGTAAGGTTCAGGCTCTAACAAATCAGATTAGGTTTTTGCAAAACTTTAATAACTCTTATAATGCTCAGAAGCTTGCTGAGTTACAGTTTGCATTAGACAAAGAGCAGGCACTATACGATGAGCAATTTGCGGCAAATCAGGAGAAATTAAACGCCGAGAACAATGCAGACAAACTCAAGAGAGATCAGAAGCTTGCTGATTTACAGCAACAACTCAATACTGAATTAGCATTCCAGGATAAACACCGTGCTGATTTGGCTAGTGTTCAAAACATGATTAAGCTTGATGAGATTGAAAGCCTCAAAGAGCGACGTGACGAACAATTAGCTACACTTCAACAACAAAAACAAGACGCTCTATCTAATAACGCCGAAACAAATGCGGGTATTCTTGCAAATAACGGAGAGACCTTAGAGAAGCTGAAAAAACAGAGAGAAGAATTAAATAATAAACTGAAGACGCTCGATCAGCAACAGGCAGATGACGCAAAATATACGTTCAAAAACTTCATAGATGATATGGCGCGAGCAATTGTTGACTTCTTCGATTTTGGAAGTGGTCGATTCTGGAAGCCAATGCGCGAATCTCTAGGTCAATTTAGCTCTTGGGCGGCAGACATTGGAGTTAAAGTTTGGAATGGTGCTGTGAGTATCGGTAAAGGCTTGATAAACGGTTTGATAGCTCAAATCGAGAGAGTCATAAACAAGCCTATAGATCTATTAAATGGAGCCTTAAATATCATAAATAAGATTCCTAACGTTCACATACCTAACATTCAGAGGTTCAGTCTTCCAAGGCTAGCAAAGGGTGGTGTTTTGACTACAGCTACACCTGTTATCGCTGGTGAATATCTAGGGGCTAAGGCGAACCCAGAAATCGTTACGCCACAAAAAATTATGGCAGATACGTTTACTAAAGTACTAAAAGAAACTAACGCGCAGCCATCACAACAAATCACCATCAATGTGAGCGGTGTATTCGCAACTTCTCCTGACGAGAGGCGAAAAGTTGCTGACCAAATTATGCAGGCGTTTGAACAGAGCCAGAAAGCGAGGTTCGCATGAAAGAGATGACATTAACCGATTCTACAACTTCAAAAACTTGGAATCATGAATACATTTCAAGCCCATTTTCTGAGAATTCTAATTTTGGAGAGACAGACGTTACTGTTTTGTCGGGAAATGTATATACAGACTACGTTTATCGCAAAAGAGTTTGGACTAATATTTTTGGGCATTTAACAACAGATGAGTTCGCTGAATTGTGGGGCTTTATTCAAAGGCAATATACGACTAATAGATATCCGTTGCTTACATTATCTGACGGCTCAGCTACTAATGTCCCAGTGAAGATTTCTATCAGTAAAAAGGACGTCATAAACCTGTGCGGCGATATAGAAGGTATCACATTAACGATGGTCGAGACTGGGCAGAATTTGGGACAATAAAATGTTAGTTACTAGCGATAGATTTAAGAAACTAGCGAAATCTTGGGTCAGACCGCTCACGTGGCGCGTTGCTATGGCGTGGGACAAAACTCGAAACGAAAATATCTCATGGGGAGTATACGACCAATCGACATATGGAGGCGGTGATTTATATGCGTCAGATATCGCAAGTCAGCCACCTGTTCAGATATGGGACACCTATGCATACACTGATATTTCAAATAGAATTAAATCGATTGCAGTTAATCGTTCCGTTGAGTTTCCGTATTCGGTACAGTCAGCGATTGCTGATTTTGAGCTAGCTAATCACGACGGCTATTTTGTGCCATATTCAAAGAGTCCAATTGCGAAATATATTAAGCCAAATATTCCTACTCGAGCGTGGCTCGGATTTGGTGAAGAGAATGTGCCTCAATTTGTGGGACTTACTAATATGCTACCTGACGCAGAGCCAGGAAAAGCAGAAGCCTCAGTTTCGGCTTTTGATTTTCTAAACTGGGCGCTATCTCAGCCTTTGCCTGAATTACCGCCAATGGCTTATAAAAAAACAGACTATATTTTAACTGAGATATTCAAAGGTTTAGGGTTTGCACAACATCAGTTTACCTTTTCAGGAGCAACAAATATTATTCCTATATTTTTTCCAAACAAAAACGACTCGCTAGCCGATATTGTTAAAAAATTAGTTCAAGCTGAGAATGGTAGATTATGGCAAGATGAGGAAGGGCTAATCAGATTCAAAGGACGCGGTTCCGATGTCGCAGAAAACATTCACTATAAACTAGACGATGACAACGTCATATCGATAACACCCTCGAAGAATTCAGGCATTGTTAATCACGTTAAAATTAAAACACCTATCCGTGTAATTGCACCGTATCAGATGGTCGCTGAAAAGACCTCAAGCGGTAAAAATACTGACAACCTTTGGGTTGTAAAACGTGGACTACCGATTGTGCGTGAAGTTAGTTTGTCTGACCCGTGTGCTGATTTAATTGAGCCAAAATTGGGTGAGAATGCTGATGTGTCATGGTTCACAGCAAAAACCGCTAACGGCGTCGAGGTCGATCGAGGCGTGAAATGCTCGCTAAAATTAACACCTAGCAAAGCGATATTAACCTTTACTAGTGATTTATTTTATCCTGTTGAAATCGACCGTGTATTTTTGTGGGGCGAACCATCAAAACAAATTGACGAACTGGACTATGAAGCGTTTGACGACAACTGGAGCGATGATGAAGATTATCTTCTAGAAATAAACGACAACCCATTTTTTGGAAACTATGAAAATGCAAGAGCATTCACGCAGTCAGTATTTAGAGGCTATGCGACGTATAGCCCGATGCTGGAATTAGAGGTTAAGGGTTCACCGTCTATGCAAATAGGGGATTCGATTAAACTAGATACTCGACTGGCAAGCGGAGTTTATCAAATTATCGCAATATCTCAGAAATTAAGCGATAGTAAATTAACTACTAAATTAAAAGTCAGGAAGACTAAAGTTTATATGTTTGCGCAATATGACAGATCAGTCTATAACGGAGAGGAAGTGTACGCATTCTAATGAAAGAAGTTCTAAAGCTAAAAGGTTCAACTATTATTTCATCGATTACTGGACAATTACGCATCGAGGAAGGCTCGGGCAGGCTTGTTATTTATGACCCCGTAAATCGCAGGGAGCTCGTGGTGCTGGATGGGAGTGGTCTGTTGTTTTCTGACGGAGCATATAAGCGTATTAAAATCGGTGCTTACGCTACTAGGGTTGGTCTTTGGGTAAGCAAAGAAGGTAAAGACGTTATTGAACTTTTGGAGCAAGAATGATAAAAGACTTTGTATTATCTAGTGACTATCCAATAGACCAAGTAATCTATCGTAGCGATACCATACCAGTACCCGTCAACGCGCATGATTATAACGACATAACTATACCAAACACCTACGGCTCTGCATTTTTGCCGATAGCACAATTTTCAACCTCTAGTGATTTTTCGCAAAATGCATTTGAGGTGAATACTAGCGGGTTCAATAATAGAGGTGAGTATCAGTATTTGTCATACGTTCGTGTGGATAATAATTTAATCCATATAAGCACGTCAAATAGAACCGACACTGCTGCTACGTTTTATTTTCGAATAATAGGGTTCGCCTTAGAGCCTCATCGAAAAGCCTCATTCACAAGTCATTATCACGACATGACTTTTAATACTGACAACAATCAGTTAAAGCTGTACAAGGCTGGAACTGTGCTTGTGAATACTAACGAAGAAGTTCGGATTGTGCATAATCTTGGATATAAACCACTAGTCCTCTTATGGTTAGAGCAAAACGGACAGATAAGCTCTTTATCTTATGCGTCTTTAGAGTTATGGGCTAACAGTGGATATAGTGCGTTCGTAGATAAGACTGCACTAACATTGTCGTATAGAGAAGAATTTTTTAATACGATCATAAAATATCACTATAGGATGTACGCTGATGAATAATTATCCAGACGATTTTAATATTAGTAGCGATTACGCGACTATCAGTGCTACTGGTGGAAGTATTATGAGTTTTACTCTACCCGGTGGTATATCGATAGCAAGCAATACTGTGTATTTTCAAAAACAAGAGATTAATATGACTAACGTTGGGATTTTAAGATTACTAGTCAGCACCTCTACAAATCCAGACAGAGCTATCACGGCGTCTAAAATAGACTTTGTAAGGACTTTTGCGGTTTCAGGCGGCGGCACAACACCTACTTCTGTACTTATTTCTGGCTGGCGCGAATCAAAAAATAAAATAGTGTGTGCGCTATCAATATTTAATCCGTACGATACTTCTATTATTAATCAGAATGCGACAGAGACGTTCTATATAGACGTGCGAACTATGACGTTTCCGTACTAGATAACGACAAGAAGTCATAATTTATATTATGAACGAAAAACCAGAAGTATCAGCAAAAGAATTCGGAGCATTAGAAGCAGACGTCAGACACATCAAAGAGGGTGTAGACAAACATACTATTACTCTAGAACGAATTGAAAATATCGCACAAGCGAATGTTACTCAATCACAACTTAAAACATACATAGCAGAACACGAAAAAGAATCAGAAGAAAAATACGTCAAACGCACTGAAATTGAAGGCGTTATGAATTTTTGGAGCCTGGTAACAAGCAATCTAGCGAAATTATTCGCAATCGCACTTGTAGGATTAGCGATTTACGCAACCAACAATTTAATTCAGCAGAATAAAACCGTTACAGAATTACAAGAAGAAGTTCAACAAACAGTAAGGAGGAAATAATATGATAGAAAAAGCACTAGCTTGGTTTTACGCACGTAAAGGACGAGTTTTTTATTCGATGGAAAGTCGGAATGGTCCAAATTCGTATGACTGCTCAAGCTCTGTATACCACGCATTAAAAGAAGCAGGACTTTTACCTGCTAGTTATTGGATTGGCAATACAGACACCTTATTTGACGCCTTAGAGAAGAACGGCTGGGTACGACTGCCTGAGGACGTTAACGGCGAGGCAGACACGCAACGCGGCGATATCTTCATTTGGGGTATTCGCGGCAATTCAGGTGGTGCATTAGGACACACGGGAATGTTTGTGGACGCAGATAATATCATCAACTGTCGCTATCAAGCAGGTATTGTAATAGACAATCACGACTGGCTCTGGAGTGCGTCTGGTTGCCCACCGTATGCGTTTTACGGGTATGTTGGCAAACCTCAAGAAGCTAAACGTGTAGCACTACCCGAAGTCTATTATGCAGATGAAGTAGCAACCGTATTCGATTTACGACAGATTAGATGCAACCGACTAATTGATGAGTTTGACTGGGAGGACAACGGTGTACCTGTTTCTGTAGCAGTGAGAACAGATAAAGACGGCTATCTACTGGACGGAGAGATAAATACAGGAGATTACTTCCGAATTGTCGGTGGTACAGAGGTATTAGACGAAACTACCGAAAACGGAAAGAGATATCTACAGCTAAAAATGGCAGATGATGGAATTTGGGTATTAGCAGAACGAGTGCGCGAATTAGCGAATGGAGATGCAGGCACACCACGTCCAGAGAAACGCCCTCAGCCACAACCAGCCCCAAAGACACCAGAAATACAGCAGGTACCTCAGCCTAAAGAAAAGCCACAGGAGCAACCGCTAGCACCACAACCCACCAACGAAGATGTGATGAGGTCTATTGGCAAATTAAGTCAAGATATCGCTAAGAATAAAAGTCTATTAGAGAAGATTATCGATTTTCTAATGAGTATTTTTAAGTTTAAGAAATAAGGAGGAAATATGAAACTAAAAGCACTAAAGAACATTGACTATAAAGATGTAGCTATTCGTGCTGGATGGACGTTCTTACAAACATTTATTGCGACATTTTTACTAGCAGGCGTAAACTTAGTAAATCTACTATTCGCAGCGAGCTGGCACGAATTGTACGCTTTAACGATGGCTACTGCGCTGTCTGCAATTGCGGCTGGATTATCTGCGGCTAAGACTATTATTCTAGACTTAGTACGACAAATGAAGGAAGCTGTTGAGTAATTCAGATAGCTCTGTAATCCTATAAAAAACTACTACTTTTGATCGAGGGTAGTTTTTTATTTGGTAAAATTAAACTTATGTTAAAACGTATTATCATTAGACTTTATAAAGAATATCGCTACATCTTCTACGGGAAGTGAGTTTTCCACAGGGTTAACAAAAAATCTCTGACTTTTTTCATAAAATGCACGCAAAATGCTTGCATTATGAATACAACTTTGCTATAATTAAGACAGTCAAGCGAGGTACATTAACAATTAGGAGCACACAATGATAGAACAAATCACAATCAAAGCTTTTATCGGAAGCAATAACAAGACTAAACAACTTGAGGTCGACAAGATAATATCAACCGTAAACGCTAATCACGAAGCTTTCACTCTCGACTATCCAGTTATCGGATACTGGAGAAGTGAGGCAGAGGAAACAGCAGTACTCTACCTATCAGACGAACAACAAAAGGTGATGAACACGCTCAACGAATTAAAGGAGGTGTTAGACCAGGAAGCAATCGCCTACCAAATAGAGAATGATTTACAACTAATATAAAACCAAACGCCTCGCTTGGCGCTAGGGTGCTCTAAAGAAAGGAAAAGTTATGCCAATAATAAATCGAATTGTAAAAAAGAACGGTAAGATTATCAAATCTAAGGTTGAGATACCTACGCCAGTTTATAACGTACGAATTAAACAGGAAGTATATGAACGGCTTGTGGTACTAGCTGCTGAAAATGGTCGCAGCATAACTGGTGAGATAAACTACCGCCTTGAGCAGTCGCTTAAAAAGTAGTATGATAACTGGACAGTTGTTGTGATTTGCAGCTGTCATTGTGAGGCACTCCGTTTTCGGGGTGCCTTTTTTTGCCCTCTGAAGAATGGGGGGCGTTTTTGATACTCACGATAAAACCTCAAAATTATATCCATGGATAAATCAAATTTGAATAAGGTCTTTATTTGGTCGTCAATTCCAAATATAAATCGACTTCATAAACAACCAAATGGAAATACTGTTCGAGAAAATGGCGTCGCTGTTTTTACGCCTAGCATAATTTGGCACTACTCAAAAAACTACGAACTGAAAGGTAAGCACCCGTTCAGCCTCATTTTATGTACATTAGAGCCAAGCGAAATTATTATTGATGAATTCTTAGATTCTATAGCAGAAAAGATTGACAATGAGCTTTTAAGTAATGTCTTTGCAGAAGAGTTTTCGCCAATGATATTACCAACAGGTGATTTATTTAAGGAGGAAAAATGAGCTTACCACATCCAAACATAGTGTTCACGCCGCTAACAACAATCACGGCTCAAGACCATAATAACCAAATGGCGAATGTCGCGTCTTTAGCTGACGGCACTGGAGTAAATGACGGCGCTATTGTTGGTAGCAAGTTGAAGAATTCAACGGTTACAGCCGACAAGATAGACTTTACGACAATGCCAGATAATAAATATTCTACCGATGAGATAAATACTGGCAAAAAATGGATAAACGGCAAGACTATTTTTCAAAAGACTTTTGTGATGGGTGGACTTGGTCGTGCAACTACTATCAAAAAACCGCACAACATCTCTAACTTAGATTTAGTGGTTAGAATTCAAGGTATTGCTAAAGAAAATTCTATCGGAGCGACTATTAACCTGCCACACGCCGCCGACCAGCAGCCATATACAGTGACAGTTTACGCTGACAACACAAACGTAAATATTCAGACATACGCTGACCAGAGTGGCTATGCTCAATCTTATGTGACTCTATGGTACACGAAAAAGTAACTAGATTTAACCTATCGCTATCCAATTAACATAATACGTTCCTAGAAGTTGCGCGCCATCAAATCGACGACATCTAGCCGTAAATGAGGTATTCGTTACATTTACAGCGCTAAAGGCGCAGCCACCCCAAGAAGCATTTGGTTTATCCGTCCAGCCGTCGCCAGGTTGACCATAGCCACCGAAAGAGCAAACTACAGTAGGAAGCGTTTTGAATTGCTTTGGGAAAGTGATTTGCGCCGTAGCCTCGAGAGCGTTCGACGGAACGCTGAGCATAGCTACACCACATTGTACATTCACAGGCTTATCAGTAGTCGTGTTATTTCGCTTTACTTTTACTTTTTCTTCGAGCGGCATTGTCGTAAAGTCTATCTTGTGAGTATTGACTTTTACGCTAGAGTTTGCTAATATAAGAACATCAGATAGCCAATTGATAACCTCGGTCGTTTTTGACTGGGGTTTTCTTTGTCTAAAAATAACCTCTTACTCAAAATCGATAAATCGTGAAAAATCTGTCAAGGGTTTTGCACCAAATTCTTACACTTTTTTCACAAAAATAAAATTTCACCTGTGGAAAATGAAGGTGCTAGTTTTTCATTGGCTTAAAGAGAGGGTAAAAAAATGGGGAAAATTGTTCACATTTCTGAGATTAAAACGCCATTGACAGAAGCCATTAGGAAATGGAGAGCTGACAATGAACGTAAATGACATTCTAAAATCTGGCGTTAGCGCTGGATACAATGTTGATATTGCACGTGAGTTCGGAATAAACGAAGCAATCGTATTAAACAAGCTAGTTTACTTACACCAAATAGCTAAACGAGGAGATGGCTTTACTTGGTACACAGCTAAGGACTGGAAAGAACACACGGGATTAAGCTACTATCAAGTAAATAAAGCACTACAACACCTTGTGAACGCGGGTATTGTTGAAGTAAAAAACACCTATATTCAAGGCACTACAACAAAAGCTAAACATCACAGATTTGCGGTTCAAGAAACTTCAAAATCAGGAAT